TCTATGCTATCGTTAATCGAATAGCTGAGACAGGGGCTGATATTCCTATTATAATAGAGAGAAAGGATGGAGATGAGGTTGAGATAGTTACAGAGGGAGATTTTTATGACTTCGTACATAAGCCTAATGAGGAGAATAATTATAAATCATTTACTTATCAATCCTTAGTTTATCAACTATGTACGGGTAATGAATTTCACTATGGAGTAATGGGAGTAGGTAACAAAGCCTTTACTGAACGATGGAATTTAGCCCCTCAATATATAGTTCCAAAAACTTCAATAAGAATAACAGGAGCATACGCAACTTCTTATAGGTATCAAGTACAAGGTAAGGATTATCCACTTGAAGTTGAGGAGGTTATGCACCTTAAGAAATTTAACCCCGACCCAAATAGTGCTAATCCTACAATGGGATTAAGCCCACTACAAGCCGCATATAGAACGCTCGTAGCCTCTAATGAAATTATTACTGCTGACGCATCGCTGATAAAAAATAAAGGGGCTTTCGGGCTTCTATCTAATAAAGGAGAGAGGCCACTACGACCCGAAGAAAGAGAGGAGATGGATAAAAGCCTAAGAGATAGAATAGGAGGAGGCAGTAATTTTGGTAGTGTTAAAGCTACATCGGGAAATTTTGATTTCGTGAAATTAGCTATGAGCCCATCTGATTTAAAAATCTTAGAGAGTGGAGTAATGAAGCTAAGGGATTTATGTTCAATTTATGGGGCTAAATCAAGAATGTTTAACGACCCTAAAGGCAGTACATTTAATAATAGTAGAGAGGATATGAAGTCGTTTTATTTAAACGCTGTACTCCCTCCTTTAGAAAATGATATTGACCACTTCAATAACTTCTTTGTAGAGGGTTGGAACTTAAGAGATAATACAACGTACAAAATAAAGTTAGATTTAAGTAAAATAGATGTCTTACAAGAGGAGCAAAGTCAAGTAATTGCTAAGGCTAAAAATCGTTCAGAAATTGTTAGAGAGATTCTAAAAGGAGTAGGAATCGATTGGAGTGTAGAGAGTGCTATATTTCAATTAAGAGATACGTTAGGATATAGTGAAGATGAGGCTAAGGATTTAGTAGATATAAAACCTGTTGTAGAATCGCCTACACCAATAATACAAACACCAAATGGAAATTAAAGAAATAACATTACAAGAAAAATTAGCTACTCATTTTGGGGTAAAGATAGCTGAGGGAGGAGTTACGATTAAGCAAGTAGATTCTACTGAGAGAGTTATTAAGGCAATAGCGAATACTTATTTCTTAATAGATTCTGATGGGGATATGCTCGTTTCGGGATGCGCTACAAAGTCAATAAATGATAGAGGGCCAAAGAGTTCGGCAGTAGCTAAGATTAAATTTCAATCTGACCATATACTTAATACTAAAAATACTGTAGGTCGTATAACGGTCTTAGACGAGAGAAAATTAGACGGTAACACTATACTATACTTTGAGGGCTTTATCCCTGAGACAAGAAAGGGCAACGATGATTTAATCAACTATCAACAGGGTGTATTTGATAATCATTCTATTGGCTTTAGATATAAGGTTATCGAAATAGCCTCTCCTAATGGAGATGAAAAAGAACAAAAAAATTGGGCTGAGTTTTATCCCTTAGCTATTAACCCCGAAGTAGCAGATGCTATGGGATTCTTTTGGGTAGTAAAAGAAATAGAATTATTTGAAATATCTGTAGTAAGCTATGGAGCAAATAAACTAACACCTTACTTAGGGAGTAAATCTAAGGAGGAGAATAATAGAATAAAAACCGATTTACTTGAGAGAGTAGATTCATTAAATGCACAACTTAAATCGGCTTCGGAAAGTAAGGAGGAGAGAAAAAATATTGACCTCGAATTTTTACAAGTGAAGCAAATAATTACCGACTTAGAATTAAAACAGCCATCTAAAAAGGGTACGGATTCGCCACCTAATAAGGGTACTGAAAATAATGAAGAGTCAAAACAATTAATTAATCAAATATTAAATAACTTTTAAAAATTAAAATAATGAAAAATTTACACAATAAATTCGCAAAGAATCTTAGAGCATTTGCGATAGTAATGTTAGGTATGATATGCCTTGGAATAACCGTTGGTTGTTCGGGAATGGGAATAGATACCATTTATGATTGCCTTAGTGCTTCTGCGATAGGAGGAGTTTCTGTAGCCTCTTTACCAATTTGGTTTATAATGAAAGACGGGATTAAGAATTTCGTACAAAAATCTGATGATGAAAGAAAGGATTTTACAGATGAAGAAAATTCTAAATATTTAGCTGACCTTATTAAATGGCAAACTAAGTCTATTAACGACTTACAAGAGAAAGCCAAATCAGAGGGAGCAAATAAGGATGATATCTCAAATCAAATTAAAACCTTAACTGAAGCATCTATCAAAAACCTACAATCGTCTTTAGAGGCACAAGGTGGAGTGATAGCGAAGTTATCTAAGGAATTAGATTCGTCAGTTAAGAAAGATAATTTAACGTTCCAACAAGCTATCTTAAAATCGTTAGACGATAATAAAGAGAGTATTCAAGGGATGCTTAAAGACGGTGCTAAGAATATCCGATTGGAGATTAAAGCAAGTCAAGGAGCAGGGGATATTACTTCGGGAACTGACTTCGCAGAAATGGAGGCAGGAGTTGGCCAAATAGCTACTCGTCAAACATTTATGAGAAATCTTTTTATTAACAAGAATACTTCTAAGGAATATGTTAAGTATAACGACCAAGAAACTATCGTAAGAGATGCTAAGAATGTAGCTGCTTGTGCACCTACAACTCACTTATCTAAAATTACTTGGCAAGTTAGAACTATGCAAATTACTAAGGTTAGAGATTTCGTAGATGTTTGTATTGATATGATGGATGATTATGACTTCGTTGAGGGAGAAATCAGAGAATTGGTTGATACAGATGTTAGGCTTAAAGTAGATAATGATTTACTATTAGGTGATGGGATTTATCCTAACTTAGTTGGGGTTGCTTCTGTAGCATCTACTTTCGCTGCGGGGAGTTATGGATTATCTGTTCAATCGCCTACTCTTATTGACTTGATTAGAGTTGCGGCTTGTCAAATTTCTGACTTCGGACAGAATAATAAATTTAATGCAAACGTAGCCTTAGTTAATCCTACTGACCAATGTCTTATGACGTTAGAGAAAGATTTAAACAACAACTACTTAATCCCTAATTGGATTACTAATGATGGTGTTAATATCGGAGCAGTAAGGATTCTAACAAATCAATTAGTTCCTGTTAATGAAATGTACATTATGGATTCTACTAAAGGAACTGTTTATTCTCGTAAGGGAGTTACAGTTGAATTAGGATTCGAAAATAATGATAATTTTGAAAAGGAAATAGTTACTGTTAAGGCTTACGAAAGATTAAACCTAAGAGTAAGAAATGTAGATGCTAACGCTTTTATGCACATAGCAAGTATTTCGGCTGCTATTACAGCACTTACTAAACCGTAATATCCAAATACTACCTATCGCCTCGCTATGAAAATATCGGGGCTTTGGTGGTAAAAAACCTTATGTTATGACTGATATTAAATTCATTAAAGACCACCCAAGCCGAAGATTTAAGAAAGGAGATATAATTCAAATGCCTAATGAAAATATTGAGGCTTGGATTAAATCGGGATATTGTAAACTTGCTAATGAGATAGGAGAGGCTTTGGGAAACGTAGAATCCTCATCGATTGGTGGGGAGGTATTAGAATCAAACTCGAAAAAACAATCCAAATTTGGAAAGGATAAAAAGAAAAAAAGAGGTAATAAGTAATGGGATTATATGTATCAAATACTGACTTCAAAGGACAGGATAAGGTAGCGAGTGATAAGTTCACAAAGCCCGACCTTGACCTCTACATTGATAAGTGGGAGGTAAGATACCTACAGGATTTATTAGGTTGTGAATTATATAATGATTTTGCTACAGATTTTGCTATTACAGGAGTAAGCCCTACAGCCCCAAAATTTCAAGAAATATGGAACTACATTTGTACGGATGATGGTTGTGGTATTATTAGAAGTGAGGGTATAAAGGCTATGTTAGTATTATTTATTTACTTTGAATTTATAAGAGATTCTAAGGTTAAAAATAATATCGGAGGAGTTAATATTAATACTCAAGTAAACTCTACTGAGGCCGAGTTCCACCAAACGAATATCTATACTAATTATAATGAGGGATTACATTCATATTGGGCTATACAAAAAACTATATGCGATAACCCTAATAACTATGATTGGAGTAAGTATAACGGACAAAATAAGCGATTAAATTCGTGGATTTAATATATTAAAAAACTAAGATTATGAACTTTTTATACACAGATTTTAACTACATAATATACTCAGATAATCTTATCGGAGTTCCTACATTGAAAGGAGAATTTTCAATGAAAAATAGTATCTATGTTGAGACAGCAGATTCATTCTTTTTAAAGGAGGTAAATGCTACAGGAGGAGGAACTATTGAAATAAAAAAATTATTAATCGCTGAATGGGAGAATGCAGAGGTTGGAGGATTACCATACACCGAAGCAACTATGCGGACTTTTTTACGAGAACAAACAGCTAAAATGCTACCATAATGAGTAAGCCATTACAATATAATTTTGTTTTTACATCTGACGGGATTATTCATGATGCAACCGTTAGTGAGATAAGCGATGCGTTAACTCCGCAATGTGCAAACTATGTATGGAATATAACCCCAAAAAATATTGGTGTAGTTGGTATTCCTCAATATACTGTAGAAGTTTCGAGTGATGGAATTAGTTGGTTTGATTATGATACTTTATTTACAGGGGTTAGTACAGTAGATGCAGTTGAAGATACTCAATTATCATTTACACATATTAGGATAAAACATATTTCGGGTACTGCTTCTGCAGGAACAGTTGCTTATTTATTAACCGAAAAAGCAAGAAGCTAAAAATGGGAGAGGTAATTCGTATAGCAAGAGAAGGTGGAGGAGGGGGAGGTATTACTCCTGCTAATATTAGGTATCGCAGACCTTTAGATACTCTAATTGCTATTACTCAATTACCAACTTTAGTTGGCGACCACCAATGGCATATTAATAATGGAACTTATAATTATAATTTAGTTCCTTATCCTATTCATACAGCGACATTAAATAATAATTTACCCGTTGCGGACAGATATAGGTTTTTAAAACAGAATAATACTTTTGCAAATATTCAAAGATGGACTGATGAATTGGGAACACAGGTTTACGCTAATAATTATGCTGTATGTAATCTAACAGGACTTGGATTTGATTTGACAATACAATTAGCAGATACTTGGGCGAACTCTGTAACTAATGCTCATAATTCTGTTAATTTAGGATTTAATGATTGGAGATTATGGACACCCGAAGAAGCATTTTCACAAATTAATATGTCTTATGTAGGCAGACCAGAAACGGGGTTAAAATTTTTTCCTTTTAATCTATTAAGCCCCGTTATTTTATGGACAAATCAAAAGAGGCAAAACAATTTTAATTTAGACTTTTATATAGAGCCTTTTAATAAAATACATGGCTCTGTTAATGGACTTTCGTTAAGGAACTCAATGAGAATAAGAACACATTTTTAAAATGAACTACGTAGGAACTATAATAATAAACTCACAATTAAATCTAACAGACCCTAACATGGAAGTTGGCGGGGTAGCTTATACCAATTCTGCGGGATTTGATGAAATTATTGTTGACATGGAGTTCATGGATGCAATTATAATCGCAGCAACCGTTCAATTTTCTTTTGAAGTTCCAAGTTTAGACATTTTAACTATAAATGAACTATACATAATTTTACAAACAAATCCAATATTAAATCAATTTACGGGATGGGTAGAGTAATTAGAATATTAGGAGGAGGTAGTGGAGGCTCGGGAACGGGTTGGGATGGACAAGTTGAGTTTAGAGCAGACTTACCTATTACTCTTGGAACTCCTGCTATTGGAGATATTTGGTTAGTTGAAAGTCCTACTACTTTTTTAGGTTTTACAACATATCAAAGTGGTTTATATATTAGAGATTTTAATAATGGAAATCTGAATGATTGGAGAAGGTTAAATGTAAAAGTATCTTTTACGGATTCTGAATTTACGGTAGTTTCTACAGGAGATAATTCCAAAAAATCTAAGTTGGATTTATCCTTAATTTCTACATCAACAACAAGAACAATGACTGTTCAAGATAAAGATGGTACGATTGCTTTTTTATCTGACATAGGATTACCTGCATTAAAAACAAAATCGGGATTGGTATTAAATGGAGCATTTTCGGGTAATCCTAAAAAGACAGCACCTATTGTTTTTGCAACTCCATTTCCATCAGCAAATTATGCAATAACATTAACAGCCCATACACAAAACAATACGACTTTCTCAATAGATTATGAAAGCAGAACAGCTACAGGATTTATTATAAATTCTCACGCAAATTTTATAGGAAATTTAATAGATGTAACTTGGATAGCAACAGAAATAGGAGAGAATTAAAATGGCATTAGAAATAGATAACATAAACGGAGCAAGTTCATATTTTTATCAAAAGATACAAGGCAATTTATTTGCGACAGATATAGCGATAATAAATACTTACTATCCGATTGTTGCAACCCCGACACCAATAGTTAGAACGAATGTTGAATTA